ACATAAAAGAGGCTGGAATACCAAACACAAAGATCGCAAGAAATTCTTTGCCCTTCCACCAGTCATTAATATGGTGCGCATTCAACTGAAACCAAGTGAAAGTGTGCCCGATCATAAAAAGACCGAACGCCTTCCAGTAAATCAAATTCATCATTCCACCCTCCATTATGGTTCCTCAATGTCTCGCCCATAACTAGTAGGGTCATAGCACCATTTTACATATTCAAATAAGTGTTTCTTGTGAAAGTTGTGCCACAGATGATCGTCGATCGGGATCTTAAGAAACTCTGCGATCTTCCTGCCTTCGTCCCAAGCAGCAACCTCTTCCCTCAAAACATCAACCCTTCGGCTTACGCTCTTGTTTTTCCGCTTCTTGCCGTAAGGGTAGTTGTTTTGGTAGTTGGCCTCTGCTCTCAAACTTGCGTGCCCTACCTCGTGGAGTAGGGTGTAAAGTTGGATCCTCTTGCTTTGTTTTGAGTTTATTGTGATGTGTGGATCATCGTCAGTTTCCCAAATAGCGTTGGAAACGTCAGGTTCAAAGAACACTGACGCATTGTAATGATCGACGGCGAAATGTTCTACGGATGCCAAATAACCATCGTAGTCTTCTTCTGACATCTCACCCTCTCAATAGTTGTCTTCGGCTAACTCCAAGCTTTTCACTTATTGTGTTTGGATCCCCAACAACGGTAATAGAAGAACCAACCTGCCCTCTGTCAAGGTGGATGCGTGTGAAAGTCTGGCGACTGTCCATTTCATCAGGTAGCAAGCCCTCTTGTAGCTTTCGCTGCATAGATGGATCAGGCTGAATAGTCACAACATATTCTGGGTTGATCCATACCTCTCGCAAAGAAAGACGAGACGCTGAAACATTCGTCTGAACAACCTCAACTAACTGAATCATCACTTCCTCCTGTGTGTGTCATATTCTCAAAAGCGGCAAGTCCTTTCAAGCCTTCAAGCGCCTTCAATTGGTCTTCCAAACTTGGCTGCTCGGGTGGCTGCTCGGGTGGCTGCTCTTCGCCGCGAGAGAGGACACCAACATACCCTTGTAGTATAGAATAACAGTCATCGAGGCGAGTGTCAAGTGAAAACAATTGCTTTCTGATGTAGTCAATAGACTTCATCGCTGCTGTTGGGGATGCTTCTGGCTCAATGTCCTCAATAAGTCCCTTGATCTCCTCAATTTCCCAACTGCTAGGCAAAAGCCTCTCAACCTGATCTGGCACATCTTCCAAATCTACTGAATATTGAATCTTAACCCTCATCACTCCTCCTCAATAATGGCATGGCCAGTTGTAATAAGTGTTCCTGCTGCTGATGCGGCGTTTTGTAGAGCGGTGATCGTAACCTTCACAGGGTCGATAACCCCGGTGTCGATCAGGTCAACCATAACACCAGCCTTGAAGTCCCATCCACGGCTCCCAGAAGCCTTTCTGACGCGCTCCAAAATAACATCCGGGCTCACACCTGCGTTGGACGCCATCTGCCTCAGGGGGGCTTCTGCGGCCTCGTAGACCACCGTGGCGAAAGAGTCCTTGTAAGCCTTGGAGGCAGTTGGGAGGGCACGGATCAGGGCAACACCGCCGCCTGGGACAATGCCTTCCAACTGTGCGGCTCGAACCGCTTCCAGGGCGTCTTCGATACGATGCTTCTTTTCGATCATTTCGACTTCGGTTGCTGCACCAACACGGATGACGGCAACACCAGAAGCAAGGCGGGTAATGCGCTCTTGGATGCGTTCGCACTCCTTCAAGTTGTCGGTTTGTGAAAGTTCAACCTTCAAGTTTTCGATCTGCTGGTCGATGGCCTCATAGTCTCCGCTTCCACCAACAAAAGTCGTTCCGTTCTTTAAAACCTCGATCTTCTTGCAGGTTCCAAGGTGCTTCAACTGCATTTCACGCAACTTGAGCCCTGCTGACTTTGTTCCGTAAGAGGCACCAACTGAAAGGCAAAGATCCTTGAGGATGTTCCTGCGCTCTTCGCCATAGCGAGGCGCCTTGACTGCTGCAACCTTCATCGTCCCACGCATCGTGTTCATAATGAGGGCCGCAAGAGCCTGGCCTTCGATCTCGGAGGCAACAATAACAAGGGGTCTTCCTTCCCTTGCGACTGTTTCGAGGACTGGGAGAATATCATCCACCTTGTCGATCTTGCAGTCGGCAACAAGAATAAGAGGGTCTTCATAGACAACTGCTCCACGTCGCTCGTCGGTAATGAAGGCAGAAGCTGCATAACCAGAGTCAAAGCGGAAACCCTCGGTGAGATCAAGTGTGGTGTCAAGGGAACGGGCTTCCTCAACAGAAATAGAACCGTCCTTTCCTACCGAATCAACTGCCTTCGCAACCAACTTGCCGATGGTGGGGTCGTTGTTTGCTGAAATGGTTGCAATGTGCGCAATGTCCTCTTCGCTTTGGATGGGACGAGACATAGAACGGAGGTTTTCGACAAGAATCTCAACCCCAGCGTCAATGTCACGCTTTACGTCAATAGGCGAGGCGCCGGCAACAATGTGCCTAACTGCGCCTTGGAGAATAGCGCGAGAAAGGACAGTTGCGGTTGTTGTGCCGTCTCCTGCTACGCTATTCGTTTGACGGCTTGCTTGCTTGATGATCTGCGCTGCGGCATTCTCAAATGGATCTGGGAACTCTACCGCTTCGGCGACCTGGACGCCATCCTTGGTAATAATGGGGCGCTTGCCCTTCTTTTGGATAATAACATTTCTTCCCCTCGGTCCCAAAGTGGAAGCGACGTTATCGGCCAACTGATCTACTGCTTTCATAATGGAGCGTTGTAGTTCCGCTCCGTCCTGATAAACCTTCATAGAAACTCCTGTTATCTTATTTCTTTTTTGACTATTCTTCTTATTGTGGAACTATTCACACCGAACTCTTTTCCTGCCTTGGAATAGAAGCCCCAGTAAGAGCCTCTTTCTTCGTAGTAGGCTTCCGCTTTTTCCCTGATAGACTGAACCTGTTGATCTGTAAGTTTGGCGTTTGCATTTTGTTCGCCCGCTGTAAATGCTGTTCGTAAGACCTTTTCTTTATGCTCCGTGGAAAGCGCTTTGCCTGTCTTTGTTTCGCTTATCTTTCTCTTTGTCTCTTCGGTGTGCGCTTTGCCGTAAAAGTTATTATTTTTGCCGAGTTTGCTTTTTCTCATTTTCTCTATTGAGGTTTGGTTGTGCCGTAGGCCAAACATAGGAGCAGCAGGCTCACTACTCTTATTGTAACCACTTTGGCGCGAAAGGCAACCTGTTTCTTCTATCATTTGCCTCTCTTGATCCAGCAGTTCGTCTTCATCGCATAAGATCAAAATAGAAAAATCAAAACTCTCTTCGCCATAGGTGTCCCACGCGCTTTGTAGGTGCTTATTTGGGTGCTTGTTATTATTTAGGTTGCTTTTGTGCGAACGCCAGCGCTGTGCGATGTCGCACGAACTACCAACATAGATCTTGTTGTTTGTTGTGTTTCTTATTTGGTAAATGCCTATTTGCTTCATTGCCGTTCCCTCCTGTAATAAATAGTTCCCAGTTGGGAAAAAGGCAACGGTAAGACCAAAAATAGGCAACGGTAAAACAAAAATAAGTTTGCTACTGAACAAATGTTCCGGTAGAAACTATTAGTTTGTAAATGGAGCCGACACCCAAGAAAAAGTGCGACCACGAGGACCAAGGGTGGAAGCAACATTATCGGCCAACTTATCAACACCAGCAAGAACCTTCGCTTGCAGCGAAGACCCTGCGTCGTATCTCTTAGTCAATCAGCACCTCTTGCTTGCTATTCTATTGTAATCACTTGGGCGGCTGGCGTCAAGTGATTTCTTCGCCTGTCGTGCCGGTTGGATCTTTCTCTAGCGCGTCTACAATTATTTTGCCTTGATCTCGGGCTTCTTTGTTAGCTGACGCAGCTTCACCACGATTTTCAGCAATGAAGTAAGTTCCAATCTTTTCAGTAAATTCTTTTGTTGCGTTTAGGATAGTCATGATGTCTTCGCCAAGCTTATCAATGTAGATCTTTGAAAGTTCATCAATATTTCCCTGAGAAAAATTGATCTGACCGTAATAGTCTAGGTTGATCAAACTTCTCATCTTCTGCATCTGTGTTCCAGAGATAGACCATTGTGCGCCGCCGTCCTTCTCCTCGCCTCCGGCACCGGAAGAACCCTTTGCTTCCGAAAGCAAAGACTTTTCTCTTGCGTCAAAATCACCAAAGAAAGATTCAGAAAGTTTTCCACTAGCACTGTCAAATGCCTTTTTTAAAGCTTTTTTCGTGGAATTCTTTTGACCAGCAGAAAGCCTTCCTGCCTTTTCGAGTGATTCGTCAGAAACGTTTTCTGACCACCATTTTTCAAAATCTGGACCTTTTCCACTCGCAAAATTCTTTGCTGCCTGCTCTACGTCAGATTCAATCTTTGCTAAACGCTCTTTGGCAATTCGAATAGCATAAGTGTTGTCTGGCTTTTTGTCTTTTTCTTCTTCTTCTTCCTCCTCTTCGTCGCCTGTTTTTAGAAGAATGCCTCTAATCTTAGAGTATCCAGGTGTTTGGCTCATCAGGGCAGCCATTTGCTGTCGCCATTCAGGGGTTTCTTCATATCTTTGAATCCATTGCTTTACTTCCGCTGCTTTGTCACCAAAAGTCTTATTGGTATTACCAGATTGTTCCATAACATCAACAATGTTGTTTCTATTTATGATAAAGTCCCAAATAGCAAGTTCAGTTACTGTGCTAGATTCTACAAGCTTGTAAGCAACAAGATATTTAATTTCTGAAGCACCTCGAACAAAAAGATAATCAATGAGGTTTGTAAAACTACCGTGGATATTTGTTTTTGGACTGAGTAACTTCAGACTAACATTTTCACCTGTTTCGGTTATAAAGTCTTCAATAGGCAGAGTTCCGCCAACACGACCGGCTTCCTGTCGACCACCAGTTAGAGCAGCCATAAAGCCTTCAAAAACGAATCCAGCGGAAGATTCACTATAGTCATTCAAAGCCGCTTGGAGTGCCTCAATGACTTGCATAACGCTCAGTAGTGTGTTGACTTTACCGCCAGGAGCCTTTCTCCTGGCCGTTGCTGGGTCAAGAAATGAGTTTATCATTGATATTCTATCTTTGACGCTCGCAGCTTTTCTAAAAACGGAAAAAACTTTATCAACGTCTTGGCGCGATATGTTCTTTGGATCTCCCCAGGCTTCAGTTGGAACAAGCCTGGGAATAGGAATGTTTACACTAAACCTACCACCACCCTGCTGCTCCGAAATAAGGAAAGAATCATCAGCCTCGGCCAAAACCTCGCCAATAGACTCCATCAAGAGGTCAAGCGACATCTTCTTTTCACCTTTTTCAAGGTGGTTCTCAATCAATAAATCCCAATCAACACTCATAGTTAAAGGCTCCTGTCTAATAAATAGTTTTT